TGCTCATCGCCGTCTGAAAGGCGATCACCGCCGCCACCGCCGCGCCGATGCCCGACACCACCCGGGGCGATTCGTCGGACAGTTTGCTCAGCCCTTGAGTGACGTAGGTCAGCCCGTCCGCCACCCTGTCCGTGACCGGGCGGAACGCATCGCCGATCGCGCGCATGGCGTCGTCCATGCTCTGCGCCATTTCCGACCACTTCTGCGCCGACGACTGCCGGCGTTCCGCAAGGTTCTTATCCAAGATCCCCGTGGCGCTGGCCGAGTCGGCTTTCAACTTGGCGTACAGGTCTTTGTTCTGCATGTACGCGGTCAAAGCGCCCTTCACCTGCATGTCGGCGAACAGATCGCCGGTGCGCAAGGCTTGTTCTAGGGACGCAATCATGGCCTTGGCCTTTTCCGGGTCCGTCTCCTTGCTGATCTTGGCCGTGGCCTCGGCCATGGCGGCGGCCTTCTTCGGATCGGTCGCCGCGATGTATTTCTGAGCCAGCTCAAAGCTGGATTCCAGCGTGGATTTACCGTTCTGCAGCCCCGTGTTCATAGAGCCCTGATAATCGATCCCGACCTTTTTATAGGCGTCGACCGTGTCACCCGAACCGATCTTTTCCATCCAGTTCTTGAGGTTGTTAGCGGCCTCATCGGAGCCACCGGCAGTCTTCATTTGCACCTGCAGCATGGCGCCCAGTTGCGTCACCGAATCCATCCCGGTGATGCCCAGCTTGCCCATGCCCGCCAGCAACTCAGGGAACCAACGCGCCATGTCGGGCGCTTCAAAACTGCCGGCCTGCCCCTGGTAGGCGATCGCCTCCAGGGCCTTTTGCATCATGGCCGGGTCGGTGATCTTGGCGTTCTGCCCTAGGGCGTTGATCATCTTGGCGGTTTCGGTGCCATCCGAGCCTTGGCCTACGGCAAACTTGGCCGCCGTCGGCGCGTATTGCAGGGCCTTGTCCAGTTCCATGCCGGCCCCGACTAGGGCGTTAACCACCTCGGCCACCTGATTGCGCGCCATGCCGGTGTCCCGCGACGTGTCCACGATCGTCTTGGACAACTGCGCTTCTTCGGGCTTGTTGGCAATGTTCGACTTGATCGCAATGTCCCGAATGATCGCGCCATAGTCCGCACTGACCTTGGTCGGAATCGCCATCGCCGCCGTGGCGGCCACTGCTTGGCCGACACTGCTTTTGAGCTTCTGCTTGCCCTCATCCAGTTGCTGGTGACCTTTGGCTTTTTGCTCAGCCTTGGCGGCCGCCTGACCCATGGCGCTGTAGGCCTTGGTCAGATTGCGGACCTCTACGCCTTCTTTCTTCAGGCTGCTCAAATTGGCTTCTAGCTGCCGCTGCAACGCTGAAGCGCCTTTGTCGCCCGCCAGGTGCGCCTTGCGCCACTCATCGCGCAACCGCATGGTGTCGCCAATGGTCTTTTCCAGCACCCGGGCTTTTTTGCCTTCAGCCTCCAGGCGCTTGATGCGACTGGTGACATCCTTGAACGCTGAGCCCACCGTGGAGCTGACCGCCCCGCCAATGACCAGGCCGAGCGCGAGTTTATTCGCCATGTGCGTGCCCTATACGTCGGGGAGAACAAGGCGGCTCAATCCGTGAGCCACCAAACCATCTCAGAAAAAGGCATGGCCTTGATCTCGGCCGCCGAGAAACTGGTCTCTTTGGCCAAGCGTCGGGCCAGCGCCTTTAGGGTGACGGCATTACACGTCGTCTTCTTCAACCAGACGAAAATAGCCGGCCTGCAAACGGTTGTAGTCTTTGTATTTCAGGCCCCCCAACTCGAGATCGGTGGCCGTGAGCAAGCTGCAAAACAGGCTCTTTTCCATCTTTTCAAAATCGCCACCACCGGCCGCCTTGGCGGCGTCCATGTCCCTCACGCTGGGCGCACGCATCGTCAGCTTGTCGACGACCATCCCGTTAAAGTTGGCCTTGTAGGCCAGCGTTACGGTCACGCCTTCATCGTTGAGCGCCAGCCACTTCGGCAATGCCTTGGCTTCGTTTGCTTGAGTCATGTTCATTGTCCTTAGAGGCCCAGGGCCGAGCGTTCAGCCGCCAACTGATCGACACCGTCGACCACCTGAATCATGTTGATGGGATCGATCTCGTACATCACGCGACCGTCGATTTCGAGCTTGTAATAAACCAGCTTCAGCGCGTGCTTGATTTCGGACTTGTCGGCCGGCTTCCAGTCGCCCATGTCGACCTCTTTGATACCGCCGCGCATGGTCACGATCACCGGCGTCACTACGCCTTTCAGCCCCTTGAAGGCCGCACGGAACACCACATTGCACGCCGTCTGATCGGCCAGACCGAAGTACTTCAGCGACTCGCGGCGCACGCCGTTGGTGGTAAACGCCGCCTCGAGCTTTTCCAGGCCCATGGCCATTTCGATCGGGGCGGACATGCCGCCGCCCTGATAGTCATCGGTCTTTTGCGTCAGCTTGGGCAGCGACAGGGTCGGCACGTCGCCGGCAAAGCTGATGCCGTCGACAAACGCGGCGCAGTTGGAGAGAACTTGAGGAATCATTGAGCGGCCCTCTTAGGCGGTTTCAAGAACTTCGGTCAACCATTCGTTGGTGACTTCAATGAGGAAATTCGGGTTTTCTGCCGGCGGCACATCAGTGAAGCGGATGCGCCAGTAAATTTTGCCCTGCTCGATTTGGCTGACCGTGTTCATTTCCTTGTCCGCGTAGACTTCGAAGTTGATCACCGCGCCGGCGTTCTTCTGGTCACGCATGAACGCCTGAAGACCCTCGGTCACGTCCGCGACATAGGTCTTGGTGATCGAGCGATCGACCGCCCATTTGTGCCCCGCCTGGATCGCATCCATGAGGATGTCGCAGGTCCGCACCCGGGTAACGAACGACCATTTCGGGTCGCTGGACAGCGTGCGGTTACCCCACAGGCGATAACCGCCGTCACGAATGATCGTGGCGATGTTCGCGTTATTCAGCAGGTTGGCCCGGCAGGTGGCGTCGTTGTCCAGGTATTCGATCGGGCGAGTGGTGCCGGTGATGCCGACAAATTCCTTGTTCGACGGCGACGCCCAATAACCGTAATTCGCATCAGTCCAGGCAAAGAGCCCAGCGACCCAGGCCGAGCCGGGCGCGTCGACGTTAGCGCTCAAGAGCGTGTCCCAGAACTGCACCCCCGGATCAACCATGTACAGACGCTTACTGCCGAACTCCAGGGCGTAGGCCATGGCCGCCTCATCGGTGGTGTTCGGCCCGTCGAGGATCGCGATCGCGCGCAGCTTGCCGGCCAGGGCATCCATGGCCGTCGCCACCGCTTGGGTGGCGGAATGCTTCGGCGCGACCAACAGTTTCGGCTGGGCGTTGTGCTTGCTCTTACCGTCCAGCAACGCCTGCAGGCCGGTGCGCTGGCCACCGGCGAGTACGCCACCAATGATGGCCGACGTCTGCAGCGCGGCGTCTTCCAGCTTGGGCACGCCGACAGCGACAATGACCGCCTTGGCGCGCACATAGATCGCCGCTGCCGCCTTGGCAATCGCCGAGCCAGCGCCGAACGCCGCGATGGCTTCGCTCGCAGACGTGATCAGCTTCAGTTCGCCCGCCAGCGCCGTGCCGCCGCCGAGCATGCCAGGGGTGAAGGTGTCGCACAGACCAATGATCGAGGATGACGGCAGCGAAATAGTCCGCGCACCGGTTTCGATTAGCGTGGTGGTGACGCCGTGGATAAAACCACTCATAAGGGTCAATCTCCAGAAATGAAAAAGCCCCGCATAAGCGAGGCAGTCAGGGATGTTCGTGTTATGCGTAACGGAAAAGAAAACGCCCCGTCAGTGCGGGGCGTTTATTGGGCTTCTTCTAACGGCCAAGGCAGCTCAGCCTGGATCTCGTTGTAACGGCTGACGCCTTGATTGCGGACCACTTCCCAGTCGCCATCACCCATGATTTGCCTCCGGCTCGCCTCCGAAAAGAAGCGATCAGAACCTAGTAAGGGATCGGCATAAGCCCTCAAGCGCTGCACCTCAACATCAGCCCTTGAAAGGGCAGCGGGCGGCGCCGGCGGTAGCAGCTCCGGATATCCGTTCGCATCACCGGCTAACTGATTGCCATCCGTAATTCCGCGCAAAAGACTTTTCCAGAGATCTTCTGTGATCTCCACCGCGTCAGCAGGCATGCCTTTGCCATGAATTCCAGGCCGATAGAACGCAAGTGTATCTTTACTGAAATAAATCATTTCCCCTCCCTCAGCGCCCTATCGCGAGATAAACAAACGGAATAGCAAGACTTCCAGAACTTCGAACATGGGTAACAATCCAGTTCAAGGTGTTGGCTGCGAAAAAGTGATCGGTTGTAATGGAGTTACTGTTCTGCAACTCAGAACTTCGATACCCCACGATTCGATAAACCGCATTTGGAAAGGCCATTGGAAAGGGCGCCGTGCTTGAGGTGATCGTGGTCCCGACCTGAAAAGTCGAACCGCCCCACTGAATGATAAAGCCGCCCAGCCAAGACGGCAGAGCAACATAGCCGGATGCTCCTAAACTCCACGAAACACCCGCCCTCAACTTCTTAGGGGTAACGATCGTGGTGTCGTCTTCGCCCGCATCGGTGAGCACCTGCGTTGCAATTTTGGCCGTGCCCTGCTTCGTCTCCGTCGCTTGAGCGGCAAGAGCGGCCAATGCAGCAATATCAATGTTTCCCTGATTGATCGGCGCATTCCAGGCCTTAATGCACATCACTACGGCCACGTTACGAGTACGAGTTTCACCGGCCCCTAACGCGATGTTGGGGCCAGTGTTAAGCCACTGATCCTCACCGCTGGACGTATAGGTAACCCCTGACGAGGTTGTGTTTGTGCCAACCAATACCCCAGAGGCAGCCCCATAGGGCCAGTTAGACCCTCGCGCAAGTTGGACCGATAATCCAGCAGCAGTGTCGTTGACAGGAGTTACGTGGGCATGACTTTCAGTCTGGTGGGCCTGATAGCTGCCGATAGCACGACCAGTATCTATACCGCGCCCATGGTCCCAGCCACGCTCGAACTCACCGCGCGATTCTGGCAAGCGGAAATTACCGGCGCCCTCATCACCCCTGTCGAACGCCCCGCCCAAGAACGCCGCCAAGTCCGGATAGAGCGCAATGCTCTTGACGGTGCCGTCACGCTCCAGAAACCCCGGCGGCACTTTGTTCACTGGAAACGAAACTTGTGTCCCGACCGGCAGTGCCGAGGCCTGCGCAATCATCGACTCGATTTCGGCCTTGGTGAAGGTGTCGGTGATGCCCATTCCGGCCAACGTGGTCGGGTTCGATCCGGCCACGAACACACCGCGATCATTCACCGTGACCTTGGTATAGGTGCCGGCGACTTTGTTCGCCGGCAACAGGCCATTAATCGACAGATCGACATACTGACGTGTCGCCAACACCACGGACGGGTCAATCTTCAGCTGAATGTTCGCGGTGCCGCTGGTGATGATGTGCATCCGCACCACCTGATTGCGCCCAGAGCCTTGCGCCAGTAAAGGCTTGTAACTCGGAGCCGCGTTGGCCACTGCCGAAAATACCCCGTCCTTGTCTTCCAGCGCCAACTCGCGAATCCACCAGCCGCCGACGTCCGGCGGCAACACCAGCTCGGCGATCAGGATATTGGCGTCCGTCGGCGACACATACAGCTGGTTGATTTGCGCCCGGTAGACCTGATGGACCAGCTGGGTCTGTGCGGGATTGGGTACTGGATCGGTGCCGCTGGCATCGCCGATCAGCATGTAGCGCGGCTCCCACGGGATACCCAGCGCGTCGCAGTTGGTTTTCTTGGCGGCCCCTAGTGTTGTGAGCATGCCGCCGAAAATAGAGTTTGCATTAACCATGGGGGTACACGTCCAATTCGTCGAGGGTGTATTCGCTAACGCCGTGGTAGCCCTGGATCACCACGTCAATATCGGGATTGCTCCAGGGGTAAACATCGATCTCGTCGCCGTCATACACAGCGATGCCGACATAGGCGTCCAAACGGGTTTCCAGCGTGATGTCGAGGCCGGTCATGTGCCGAGTCACCGGCTTGGCGTCGTCGATCAGGCGTTCCAGCTCCTGAAACATTTCCTCGCTGATACCGGTGTCCAGCACGCCGACCTTCAGCGCGAAGGTGCCCGGTACGCCTTTCGGCACCGTGTTGAACCACTCAACGATTTCGATCAGGTAGCCCAAAGGCTCGACCACGCGGCGCAAGGCGCCGATCGTGCCCTTGTGGGCATGGATGTAATACGACGCGTCGATGGCGGCACGCTTGGTCGCCTCGGACCATCGATAGTCCCAGCGATCGACCGACCACGCCCACGCCAAGTGGGGCAGCAAAT